ACCAGCATCCAAAATTAGTGTCATACGGTTTATCAAAAGGTAGGCAAACATTCTGAAGTACCGACAGTTTCATCTGAACGGACTCTTTGCGGATGTCGACACGTTTAATCATTAACGCATTAGACTGCGGCAGTAAGAACCTTTTGTGACATTGCCAAACCTTTTTCATTTACTTCTTTGACACGACGTTCCCAACCTTTGCCAAAGGTTTGCCAAGTTTGCAGCATTTGCAGATAGGCTAAACGATAAGCACAATAATCATTTATCAATTTCTTTGCATCTTTAGCCCGTACAGCCTCTAACGTCTTTGATCCTATGACCCCATCAGCTGTAACTCCAGCGCACGTTTGAAGCCACTTTGCAGCCCTTCCTGGGCCACTGTTGATGGCGGCATCAAATACTACATAGTCAACACCCATCGGCAGATCATCAGCACAAACCTTATCCCAGTATTTTGTTTTGTAAAGCGGCATAACATCCACGGGAGTCAAAGCTCGCATGGTTTTTTCATCTACAGGTTTACGACAATATTCTTCCCAAGTGTTTTTAGTGCAGCCAAGGTTAGTCATGCCGCCAGGGTCTTTGGGGTTGTTAACAAAACCGCCCTCATGGACAAGAACGGCTTGTAAAGATTCAGCGTAGTTTGCTCTCATGTTAGTGCTTGTGTGAGTTACCAAAATAATAAGACAAGATTAGCATGTTAGCAGCATCAAGACTACCAAGCATACGAATTACAATTTCTCTCATAGCATCAGGAATATTGTTGTTAAGCAACAAAATATTAACTGTTGCCCAAAGAATAAAAACACCTAATGCTAATGCAGGCGTAACCATTTTGCTGTACCAAGGAGCATTGTTACTAGTAGCAATTGCTAGCTCACGGTTACGAGCACTGTCACGATCTGCGGAATCTAACTTAGCGTACTCTAATTCCAAGTCAGCTAGTTTTTGCGCTGCTTGTGGATCACCAGCAATTGCTTTAGCTACTGCCTCGACGCTATCAGTAACGCCAAACTTGCCAGCAATAGCAGTAATAGCAGCACCACCAAGAGGCCCGGCAACAATGGTAGCCAGAGTAGGCGCAGCATTTTTGATGAGAGAAAGAAGTTCATCCATTTTAAATCCTCATTTTGTAACTAACAAATTCAATAGTACCCCAACAAATCAGGCCACCAACTATACAACCAGCAAGACCATAAAATATTGTTTCTACTAACTCAGCCATTTGCTCACGCTTAAGTTTTTTAGCAGCTTCGGTTTCACGTTCTTCACGTTTACGATTATCAATGATAAGGTTGTACTGTGCTTGAATAGCTTCCCACACATCACCTTGGCCTGAATAGATTAACTGTTCTTTAAGTTTCTTTTCAGCATCACGCAAAGCTTTAGCTTGCATAACAGTGTCTAGAGCTTGACCCATGTCTGAGCGTTGTTTCCCCTTGTTTTCCGTTGCTGCCTTGGCAACAGTATCGCGCATCTCAAAGAATTTAATTAAGTCGCCAGAACATTCATGCAAGTCTTTGCCCATCTGGATAGCTTCTTGCACACCAGCAATAGTGCTTTTTGCAAGGGCAAACGCTGCACTGATGCTGATTGGGTCAATCATTTTGAACTAACCGAATGAAGAAAAAAACCAATTAAACTGGAAATACTCGAGGCTATAACCATGCCCATCCAAAAGCCACCTTTGGACTTATTGGCAAGTTCAAGAAGCGTCTTAACATCTTTACGCAGTTCGGTTACTTCAGCTTCCATAGCCTCAACCTTGGCCCACATCATGCCAACTTTTACAGGGTCAATTCCGTCAACCATGATTATTTTCCAATGTCTTGAAGTTTTGTGCCAATTTTGGCGGCTTTTTCCATTTGTTTTTGTGCTTTGACAGCTTGTTTATTAAGCGTTCTGGTTGCCATAGCTTCAGAGCCTGCAATACCAGCCTTGCCGCCAACATAACCACCAATTGCAGTGCCAGCACCAGGGCCAAAAATAGCCGTACCAGCGCCAGCACCAAGGGTTGTTCCAATCTTACCAAGGTTGCCCTCAATTATGCCAACTCTACGGGCTTGCAATCCAGCACCTTCATATCCATGGACCCCAGGCATCAAATGGCCCACAGTGTTTAGCGTGTGAAATGCTTTTTGTTCTTCAGGCGAGAAAGCCAATTTGATCTTGTCAGCCCGAGCGTTCAAAATCTTGTTAACTGCATTTTGATTCCATTCGCCAACTTTAGAAGCGCCAGCTTGGTAAATTTCCCGCGCAATGTTTCCACGCATTTCATTCATTGCTGACTGAGCAGAAACGCGCAGTTCTTCAGGAACGTCAATAGTCCACTTTGGCTCACCAGTAGCCTTATCAATTGGGCCTGTCAATTTACCACTAGAAACACGTTCTGCGGTATCGTAGATATGTTTCCACTGGTCAAGCGGCATACTATTGAGCTTCTGAGGAATAGCATCAAAGGCTGTAGCAGTCTGAACGCCGTTAGGGTCAATGTCGCCAAAGATTTGTTTAATTCCCTTAGAGCCAAACAAAACCTTTTCAGCTTGGTGCAGGCTATCAGCCTTTTTAAGCAAATCAAGGCCACCAGCTTCACCAATGTCACGTTCAATTGCTTGGTTAATTCGGCGAATAACAGAAGCGTTTTGAGGAGTCCAGTTGTTGTTTAAAGACTTTTGCACAGCAGTCCATGCGCTAACTGTATTAGGCGCATGAAATGTTCCCATTTCATCTTCAAATCCAACAGTTTTAGCAAGTTTGATTAATTTTTCAGCACTACCAGCAACACCTTCATTGCCTTTCAAACCTAAGCCAGCTTTGAATTGTTCATTGCCCAATAGTTTTTCAACATTGTCAGTCTTGATAGGATTGTTACCAGTGCGAGTTTGAGCTTCGTCATACAAGGCTTTTTTCTCGCCTTTAATAAATCCTGTAAGACCTTCTTCACCCGTAAACGCATCATTGATACGCTGACCACGCTCATAAGGCGTAACGAGAGTTTCGCTTGCGCCAGTGTTTCTTACTCGCTCTTGTGCGTAATCTGACAATGCGTTTTGTTCTTTGGCGATCTGCTGTTTATACAGTTGGCCTTCAGGAGTATCCATCTTGGCTTTAGTGTACTCATTACGCAAGGTATTTTCGTTGCCAGTAATAACGCCTGGGCGAACTTGCTGCCCTGGCATAACTTCTTGAATTGCTTGTGAGCGTACAGCCTGTTCATTTGGTGCAACGTCTTTTGTGATCTTGGACAGTTTGATCTGGGGAAACTGACCGCGAGCGCCTTCTTCACCCGTGATCTGACCAGCGTAAGGATTGTTCTCAACCTTTGCGGCTCCGGTGCTACCCGCTGGCGCTTTAGCGGCCTGGAATTGGGCTTGCAATTGATCTGGAGTAATGTTCTTTAATTCGGCAGCCGCACTTGTAATCGCTTTTTTACCTTTGGCAATTCCAATAGGTGCAACCATAGCTACGGCATTGATTGCGTTCTCAACGTCAGCAACAGGAACGCCAAACTTTTGGGCAATAGATTGAGCGCCTTCACCAATGTGCTTGCCAATGTATTCCATCAACTGAGTTGGCAAGGCTTGTTTGTAGGCTTGCGTTTCAGCCAAACCAGTTAGTTTGCCAACAGGTTGAGCTAAAGGCTGTGCTACTTTTTGCGAGGCAGCAGTAGCCTCTTTATCCGACAAACCAAACAAACGACCAGCACCGTAACCAATAGTCCCCGCAATAGCTGAAGGAGCGCCAGCAATAACATCAGCAGCAGATGCCAACAAACTAGGAATTTCTTTCTTTTTCTCTTGTTGCTTTTGCAGCATTCCAGCCATTGCGCGACCAACGGCAGTGCCACCAGCTTCAGGCGCTTGTGGTGCTGGTTGTTGTGTTTGCTGAACTTGTAAAGCAACTTGAGGCTTTGCTGGTGCAGGGGTCTTGCCAAGAATCAATGAACCAAGTTCATCACCGCCAAAAGACTTTTCTGCTTCTGAAGGTTTAAAAAGATTCTTTGTACCTTTTTCAACGGTAAACATTGCACCGCTAATGATGTGGCGCTGCACAGGGTCTGACAGATCAATCTGTTGATTAGGGTCTAGGCCAATCTTTTTGGCAACAGTATTGATATAGGATTCAGTGTCGTTTTTGTCAGTTGGTGGAGCCCATCGAGAGATAACGCCGCGCAAAGTATTGATGCCGTGTTTCTCGCCGTAGATTTGCAAATTCTTGTCAGCAGCTGCAATACCGTCGTCTGCTGATCTAAATTGTTGGACTCCCGAGCTTCCACCAATAGGGCGCAAGTGACCAGGGTTGATTATAGGTCGTTGAGTAGGGGCTGTTTTTGGAGCCTCACCGAGAATGAGTG